GATGACATACGAGACAGACGAAGAAGGAACTTACAACGAGAACATTGATGAAGTCTGGTTTGAAGGACGCAATGTTATGGGCATCTTTACTGAGGCTCAATTCCGTGAGTTGGAGATTGAGGGCTGTATGCGTCTTTCTAAGCACATCTTAGATGAATCAGACCACTCAGCAAGTGTTGACTACGATATGCGTGGAATCTAATGATTCTTGGTTGCAAACCAAAAGAGCCTGATGCAAAGTGTAATAACTGCAAAAGGCTTTTTTTACCTAATGCAGTCAATGTCAAGAACAGCAAAGACAAGGCTTGCATTTATGTCCCAATTTCCTTACAGGTGAAAACATGACTGACGAAGACATTATTAAATTGGCAATAGATAACACTATTCATGGTCTAAAGTTTGATGAAAAGGGTCTTTTACGCTTTGCCAACCTTATTGTTTCTGCCGAGCGTGAGGCGTGTGCAAAGATTGTTGACGAAAATATTAGGTTTGAAAATTATTTATCGGAAATTATTCGATCAAGGGGATAAGCATGATTCATACCGAAGAAGATGACGAATTCAGTCGCATTGAGCATGAGAACGCCATTAAGACTGGTCAACCCTATTGTTTTGACATTTATGTCTCTCCATCTCAGCGTAACAAAGTACTTGAGGAAATTGCTCAAGAATTAGCCAAGTTGCCATTTGGCGACACAGCCAGTTCTTATGCCTGTTTTGTAAGAAATCTCAAGAAATGAGAAAAAGAACAATCAGGAAGCAATGGGTGCTACTTAACCCAATAGATTTTGCGATACAAGGGGCAGCGATAACCCAGAGGGACAAGCTGGACAAACTCAGGACTCTTGAGTATTCCGCACTTGACTCGATGACCAAAGGCTCTGGAACTGTCACAGATTGGCGCACCTTGGTAGACGTACTGAACTTAGCTGAGATGATGGGTAAGAACGGAGTTGGCCCAGAAGTGCTACCTATCTGCGAGAAAGCCCAGAATAGCCTCCACAAAGCCGCTATGCGCTATCAAGAGACAATGAGGATGGGCTTGGATGGGGAAGGCATAAAAGCCATCAGGGACTTGATCGAATATGCTGATTTACAGCAGGGCAGTATCTCAAGAAGTGAGTTTGAGAGATACATTCAGAAAACAAAAGACCACATAAGGTCAAATAGCAATCTGGTGGTAGAGATTGAATAACAAACCAAGCACCCGAGAAAGACTGCATCTAGCAAAAATCAAAGAGATGGCTTGCGGAGTCTGTGGTCAGGCAGGGCCATCCGATGCTCACCACATTGAGCAACACCAGCAGTTCCTTTGTATTCCGCTATGCAAGGACTGTCATCAGGGAAGTTTTAACGGGATTCACGGACAAAAGCGTATTTGGTCGGTTCACAAGGAAACGGAAATGACTGTTTTAAACGAAACCCTGAGAAAGTTGTTAGGATAGAGGCGCTCAGTTGCCATTGAGTTTTAAGAGCGTCTATACACGCTCTTTTTTTTGTGGGATAATGAACAAACTCCATGAGGACACCTATGTCTGGACTATTAGAGCCATCCGTAAAGATTGAGATTGAAATTAAAAGCCAAGAGAAAAGTGGCGAGGCTTGTCCTATTGCGACAGGTGACGTAGAGGTCAATCTTGAGAATCGTCAAAAGGCTATCGACAAAGCTAACTACGGCCCAATGAATCCCAACGAAGCCAACATGGATTACTGGCGTGAAATCTCTAAGACATGGAGAAACTCACCAGACCAAGCTAAAAAGTCTCGTTGCGGTAACTGTGCTGCTTTCATTCAAACCCCTAAGATGCTGTCGTGTATCGAAACAGGCTTAGAGATGAATGGCGAGGAAATGGATGCTTGGGAAGTCATTGACGCTGGTGACTTAGGTTACTGTGAGGTTTTCGACTTTAAGTGTGCTTCCAAGAGAACTTGTGAGGCATGGATTGCAGGTGGGCCAATAACCGAGGAAAAATATGATGGGAACGACAAATCAGCAAGCGTTGGAGATGATGCAGAAACTTATGCAGAAGAAGACTAAACCCATGCCTGTGCGTGGCGAAAGAACTGCAAAGAACAAAGCAAAGAAGCCTAAAAAATGATGGGTTTGTACGCTAATATCGCTGCAAAAAAGAAGCGTATCGAGGCTCAAAAGGCTGCTGGAAAAACTCCAGAGCGTATGCGTAAGGTTGGCTCAAAAGGCGCACCTACTGCGGATGCGTTCAAGCAAGCGGCTAAGACTGCTAAGAAGAAATGATTAAACGAGGCTCAGAGCAGTTTTCTGGCTATAACAAGCCCAAAGCTACTCCTAACCATCCTACCAAGTCTCACGCTGTGTTAGCGAAGTCTGGTGATGATGTGAAGTTGATTCGTTTTGGTCAACAAGGGGCTAAAGGCTCACCTGATGGCACGAAGCGTAACGAAGCGTTCAAGGCTCGTCATCAGAAAAATATTGAAAAAGGAAAAATGTCTGCAGCTTGGTGGAGTAACAAAATCAAATGGTAGTTACTGAAAAATCAAACTGCAAATCATGCGGAAAAATTGTTCGGAAACATACAGTTACTGAATATTGTGCGTCTTGTTTTCATGCAAATAAAGACAATGTAAAAACACAATACAATGCACTTAGATGGAAGTCAGGTATTTCAAAAAAACATCATTGGGCTTTTCGTGGTGCAATTATTTCAGACAAAGAAATTGAAAATTTCAATAACGAAATTCATTGTGGTATTTGTGGATGTGATTTTTCTAAATCAAAAAAATGTCTAGACCATTGCCACGAAACAGGTATATATCGTGGGGCTTTATGCGTTCAATGTAACGCTGCTCTTGGTAAACTTGGTGATGATATTGATTTGGTAATAGCAAGACTTCAAGTATATAAAGCTAACAAGGTTAAATGGTGAACAACATGAAAATGACAAAAGCTGGTCAGAAAAAAGTTGGCAAGGTGATGGGTGAGTACAAAGAAGGTACTCTGCACTCTGGCAAAGGCGGCAAGGTCGTTAAGAATCCCAAGCAAGCCATTGCTATTGCGATTGGTGAAGCTGCCAAGAAAATGGGTAGGATGAAATAAAACCTTGGCTAGTGGTATAAACTAGCCTTTTAACTTCACCAACCCGAAAGGGAGTGATACAACATGACAAAAAATCGTAAATTAGAATGGCGTTCAGTATCTTCATTGATTCCATACGCTAGGAACTCACGGACACATTCTGATGAACAAATTGCCCAGATAGCGGCAAGCATTAAAGAGTTTGGGTGGACTAACCCGATTCTTGTAGATGGCGACAACGGCATCATTGCAGGTCATGGCAGACTTTCTGCTGCTCGTAAGCTAGGACATGAGGAAGTTCCTGTTATAGAGCTAAAAGACCTAACCGAAACCCAACGCAAGGCTTACATCATTGCCGACAACCGCCTAGCCTTAAACGCAGGGTGGGACAATGAAATGCTGACCATCGAGTTAAACGACTTACTGGCAGATGGCTTTGCCTTGGACATATTAGGGTTTGACCCTAAAGAACTAAATGCATTGCTTGAGCCAGAGATTGTTGTTGGTTTAACTGACGAGGATGATGCGCCAGCTTTACCTGAAGAACCAAAGACCAAACTAGGCGATATTTACCAACTTGGAAAGCATCGTTTGATGTGTGGAGACTCTTGCAGTGTTCACGACATGGAGAAACTGTGCAATGGTCAGTTGGTAGATATGTGGTTAACAGACCCTCCATATAACGTGGCTTATGAGGGAAAAACAAAAGACGCACTAAAAATCCAAAATGACAGCATGGAAGATGACCAATTCCGCCAATTCTTGCGGGATGCTTATGTAACTGCCGACTTGGTAATGAAGCAGGGTGCTGTTTTTTATATTTGGCATGCCGATTCAGAAGGATTTAACTTTCGAGGTGCTGCACAAGATGCTGGTTGGAAAGTTCGTCAATGCTTGATTTGGAAGAAGTCTAGTATGGTTATGGGTAGACAAGACTATCATTGGAAGCATGAGCCATGCCTATATGGATGGAAAGAAGGTGCTGGACACCTTTGGGCGACAGATAGAAAACAAACGACCATTTTGGAGTTTGAGAAGCCATCTCGCAATAAAGAGCATCCAACAATGAAGCCTGTTGCGCTATTTGAATACCAAATGCTTAACAATACAAAGGGTGGCGACATAGTATTAGATTCATTTGGTGGTAGCGGTACAACATTGTTGGCGGCAGAAAAGCATGGTCGACATGGGTACTTGATGGAGTTAGACCCAAAGTATTGCGATGTCATAGTAAAGCGTTGGGAAGATTTCACAGGTAAAACAGCTACGTTAGTAAACGCTAACTCAGAACTTTCGGAGATATAAAATGCAACAGGGCAAAAAATATGAGCCGACTGATGAGAATAAGAAGCTAGTAAAGACACTAGCGGCTGTTGGCATTACCTTTGAGGACATAGCTACAAAGCTAGAGATTAGTTCAGATACGCTAGTGAAGTATTACAAGAAAGAACTGGACGATGGGCGTATCGATGCTAACGCTAGTATTGGGCAGACCTTGTTCCAACAGGCAAAGAATGGCAATACTGCTGCGGCTATCTTCTGGCTAAAGACTAGGGCTAGATGGAAAGAAACCCATGCCGTAGAGCATAGTGGCCCTGAAGGTTCTGAATTGGTCATTAAATGGCAGAACTAATCATTCCCTATAAGCCAAGGGAACACCAGTTAAAGGTGCATGAATTACTGGAGGGCAAGCGGTTTTCAGTAGTTGTTGCTCATAGGCGGTTTGGTAAGACTGTTGCGGCTTTAAATCATTTAATCCGTGAAGCATTGCTAAACCAAAAAGAAGCCCCAAGGTACGCTTATATAGCCCCTACCTACGGACAAGCCAAGCGAGTGGCATGGGACTACCTTGTTAAGTATGCAGAGCCGTTAGGTGGGACAACGAACATATCCGAGTTAAGGGTGGATTTTTGGGGTAGGCGTATCCAACTATATGGCTCAGACAATCCTGATTCACTCCGAGGACAATACTTTGACGGGGTAATCCTAGATGAGATTGGCGACCAGAATCCTAAGATTTGGACAGATATATGCAGACCTGCCTTGGTTGACAGACGGGGTTGGTGTCTTTTCATCGGCACTCCAAAGGGACACAATCACTTTAAAGAACTGCGAGACAGGGCTGAGAAAGATGAAGATTGGGGTTTACTTGAGTTCAAAGCCTCTGAGACAGGGGTGGTAGATGCAACAGAACTGAAGCAAGCCAAGAACGAAATGGGCGAAGATAAGTACAGACAAGAGTTTGAATGTAGCTTTGACGCTGCCGTAGAGGGTTCTTACTATGGGCAAATGCTTAACGAGTTAGAGGAAAAGAAGCACATGCAGGAGATTCCTTGGGAGGAACTTAGCCGTACTTTTACTGCATGGGACTTGGGAATGGGTGACTCTACGAGTATCTGGGTAGCCCAATTGGTAGGCTCAGAGATCAGATTGATCGACTACTACGAGAATCACGGGGTCGGCTTAGACCACTATGTAAAGTGGATTAAGGACAACGATTACCTAAAAGCCGAGCATATTCTGCCCCATGACGTTAGAGTAAGAGAGATGGGTACAGGCAAGAGCCGTCTTGAGATGCTCGAAGAAGCAGGGTTAGAGATCAAGGTAGCCCCAAGGATGGGCTTAGACGATGGTATTCAGGCGGTAAGGCGTATGCTTCCAAGGTGCTGGTTTAACGTGCCAAAGGTACAGATAGGACTGAACTGCCTGAGAAACTACCGCAGAGATTACGATGAGAAACGTAAGATTTTCTATGAGCGTCCCTTGCATGATTGGTCTAGTCATGGGTCGGACTCATTCCGCTACTTAGCCATTGGAATAGACGAAGGTCACTCCACATGGGATAAGCCGATTAACAAATCACCGAAATGGATTGTCTGATGTATGTACAAATGCAGGGTGCTAATCTAGCCCCAAAAGTAAAAGAACTTGAAATGCGTCTTCAAATGTTGGAAAATGTGGTAAAAGAGTTACAATCCTCACCAAGACCGAAACTTGGTCGCCCTCCAAAGGATGCACATGGAAACGAACGACTTGAAGTCGATACTACAGGCAGAAATTGATGATTCAATTGGATTCATTGAAAGCGAAACTGTCGAGCAGCGCAAACAGGCTTTGGAGGCGTATCTTAGACAACCCTATGGTAACGAAGTTGAGGGAAAGTCTCAGATCGTTACTGGCGAAGTAGCAGAAGCCATTGATGGCGCATTACCTAGCTTAGTTCGCATCTT